CGACAGGTGCGAGATTTTTGTTTTTCAGTTTCATCTTGCCTTTGCACGGAAAATATATTTTCTTATTGATATGTCAAGAGCTTTTTCTTCAAACAAAGGTATTCGTCGCTACGGAATGCAGTTTCCAGAGAACCTAGACGATCTTGGTGTTGAATTGTTTTGTTACGCTATGACTAGGGGGCAATATGGCAGAAGTTATTGCACTAGGCATAACATAAGTCTTTCTGAATTTAAATTACTATCCCCGCACGAACACTTCATCAATGCCGTAAAGCTTCAATGGCCGACTGAAGTTTCTATCTACAATCGTGGCTATACCAATACTCAATTATTGAGGACACTTGAGGAGCTTTGTAACAATACAGATATTTGTTTAGCTGGGGCTGCTTCGATGGGTAAAAGTTTTCCAGTTGGTCTTTGGATTTATCTTGATTGGTGTTCTGCTCCGCATTGCACTTCTTCTTGGGTTGCTACTACTACTCTCGGTGCGTCCGAGGATCGTATCTGGGGTATCATCTCTAAACTCTGGAAGTGCGCTCGCGTTCAAATAGGTAAGCTGATCGACTATCGCCACATGATTGTTTGGGGTGGCGCGTCCAACGATGAGGATAAGGACTATCGAAATGCTATCAAGGCTCTAGCATTCCAGTCAGGTAACGAGGGTCAGAAGGCTATTGATACTACCCGTGGTCGTAAGAATGATAGGGTTAGGTTAGCCTTGGATGAGTTGCCAGAAATGGAACTGGGCGCGATTACCGCCAAGGTTAACTTATCTGCTAACAATGATGTGACGTTCATTGGTATTGGGAACCCATCTGCTGGTGATAATCCTCACACCCGCTGGGCCATGCCTAGTGGCGCATCTAACTTCGATTCGGTTAGTCCAGACATGGACAAGTGGGAGACTGGAACTGGCGTTTGCTTGTTCTACAATGGTATGCGTTCTCCTAACTTTGCCGCGCCTGCGAGCGAGCCATCTCCATTCCCTTTCCTCATGGATCGGAAGAAGCAGGAGATCATGCTTAAACAATGTTATGGAGACGAGAATGCTATCGACTATGTTCGTAACGCTATTGGTTGGTGGCCGAAGTCTGGATTCGCCCAAACAATTCTTACCGCCGATCTGATCCGTAATGCTGACACAAACGAAGAACCCCTCTGGGATTCTGAAGGTTTTACCAAGGTAGCCGGGTTTGATACCGCATTTACAATCGGTGGAGATAGGTGTGTTCTGACTATCGCCAAGCTAGGCTTTGTTCGCGGAACTCGTAATCGTGTCATGTGGTTGGAGAGTCAGAAGGTCATTCAGTTATCCGCGAATGCTGCCGCTGAATTTGAAATCCAACTCGCTACTGAAGTTGTAACTCTATGCCGTGCCGCTGGCGTCCAGCCTTCTAAATTCGGTATGGACGTTTCCGGTGATGGTGGTCGAGTTGGACAAGCTATCATTCGTGAGTGGCTACGCTTTGAGTCTTCTGGTGCGTCTATCGCTCTTATCTCCTCTATGGGTAAACCTACTGACCGACTCGCTGCCGAAGTCGATAAACGCCCGTGTAAGGATGTTTACGATAGGTTGGTATCTGAATACTACTACTCTTGCTATCACGCTTTCAAAAGCCGTGTTCTCTTTGGCGTTGATCCTGCATCTGATCTAGCTAGGGAACTTTGTCTTCGTAGATACACGATTAAGTCCAAGAAGATTGCCATTGAAACTAAAGACGAGTTAAAGGGAAGAACGGGATACTCGCCCGACTTGAGTGATAGTTTGATCTACGCGCTCGAAATGGCTAGGCGCAATGGACTAGTATTTATCGGAAACGATAAAGCTGTCCCGACTAACCGATTCTGGGCGCGGGATGAAAAGCCAGTCGAATACTCCCAAGATGAAGAGTATTCTGTAGATGACTGGGGTGAGGACTAATCCATGATTCCTTCAAGTTCCAAGGTATTTGCTACCTCTTCTGGAACTACGATGCGAATCATCTTCTCTCCGTAAAGGTTTCCTAGAGTCTCCTTGAGTCGGATGTCCTTCTTCGGAACCCAGCACTGATTGAACTTTTGCTGGAAAAGAATCTTATACTGATTCTCGCTTACTTCAGTTCCCTCGCAGATGACGCGAGGCTCAAACGTATTATTTGTAGTCATAAATTATATATCCATTCTCTCTTGCCCACCCTACTTCGTGGTGGCATTTGTTGTGGCACGGACGGCAAAGAGCCATGAAAGTGGACTTCTCGCACAGGAACTTCCCTCTACCTTTTTTGTGGTGCAGGTCGCTGGCGGCTTGGTTGCAGATTTCACACTGGTAGTTTTTTTCTTCAAAGTATTCTGCTTTGGCTTTTTCATATTCAGCATTCTTTACTCTCCGAGTGGTTGAGACTGATCTAAGTTTTCCACTTCGCTTTTTGAATCCTGTTTTTTGTAGGGGCGTTTTTCTTTGTAGCATAATCCAATTACTTTATCTACCTGTTCTTTCTTTAAAATACTTTTCGAGTTTACTTCAATCTGGTTGATCAGTGATCCAGTCACTCCGATCCTTTCTCCCAGTTCCCTGACAGTCATGCTCAGTTTCTTTCGAGTCTCGCGTAACTGCTGGGCGAAAGTCCTCCGTCCAATAGAACGAACAGTGCGTGATTGCTCGTAAGCCATCATGCAGCTATCGTATGCTTCTTCTAATGGATGTTTCATTTGAATAAAATTAAACCAAGACTATTGACAAGTCAACACATTTCTGATAGCCTTATAAATTATGGATAACACTAACAACGATAATACATTTGCAGAAGACCTTCTGGCTACTGTCAGAAAGACTGTCCTTGTCACAAATATGTCTTTAGCCACCGCGCTAGAGAAGCCTTTCATTGCTACCTACGAAAATGATGAAGGCATTCTGATGATGGCTCTCAAGCCAAACAATACCTGTATCATTGTCGCTTGTGGACATGACTCCAATACTGTCATCAAGTGTGATTTCATTATCGCTGGTGAAGGTGTCGGAGAACGCCGCTCGATCTTTAAATGCAAAAACAAAAGTGATGCCGATGATGTTTGGGAGGTTCTGACCGACAAGCTAGAGGACTGGTCTGCTGGTGGCATCGCAACAATCGACATGGACTAATTATCGGTTCCGATAAAAAAGATGCTTGACACTGAATACAACATCTAGTAGTTTCTTTTGCGTGTGAGAAATCACGCATCCGGGGTGAAGGCCGGATAGGATAAAATTAAATTAACAAAAAACATATATGATCCCTTGTGGTGGTAATCCACCTTCATGCGTCAGTTGCCGCTTTTATCCGCTGCCACAAGGGGTCGCCTTTTTCTAAATGAGCAAATCAAATCTATTGATTGACGAAACGCCCATCGTCTTTCAGCCAACGTTGGCAAAGTTAATCGGGCTACCGGAAGCTATCGTGCTTCAAACTTTGAAGTTCTGGTGTGGTCAAAAACGATCTGGAAAAGTTGTAGATGACGAGCGTTGGATTTTTAACACCCTTGAACAATGGCGCGAATTCTCGTTTCCGTTTTGGTCAACAAGGACAATCGGTGAGGTATTTCGGACGCTTGAAAGTATGGGTTTGGTTAAGTCAAAGCAGTTCGATTTGCAGTCTGGAAAGGCAATGAAGTATTATACAATCAGCCAATCTGCACTCACAATTTTGACCTCCGAAAGAGCAGACCATCTGGAAGATTCTTCCACATCCATTTGGAAGATTCTTCCAGACCATTTGGAAGATTCTTCCCGTTCCGCGCGTGCGCGTCATATTAAACAATATACAGAGAAACAAACAGAGAAACAAAAACCCCTAACCCCTTTTCAAGGGGAAGAGGAAAACTCGGCAATGGCCTCGCATTCCTCAAATCAATTTATTTCTGAAACCAATGATGATTCCAATACCGAGGATGGAATTGCTAACGCAATTGATTCAAGACCCCCCAACACTGTTAAGAAGGTTAATTCCGTTTCATGCGCACAAATCCCCCCCAAGACTAAATCGCCGAGAAAACCAAAACTCGTAGACGATGCTTTCATTACCGAACTGAAACGTCTCAACCCAGACAAGGACGTAGACAAGGAAGTGCAGATGGCACGGACTTGGATACTCGCCAAACCAGAACGCCAGTTTACCCAACAATTCCTCTCTGGCTGGATCAACCGATCCACGAACACAGTAAAACCAGAAAAACTTTGCAGTATTTAACCTCATGAAAAAAGTCCCAATAGCACACAAGAGCGAAGCGGCAGCATTGTCGCTGATAG